TTGTACAATACTTTTCGTATTGGTCGATATCCGAAAGCACCTGGTTAAAATGTTCCTCGGAATGCTTTGATCCGTGCCGGATCTCATCATCGAACCTGAGAATCCGGTATCGCGCTGTATCGGCTTTGTTCTCTTCCAGTTCGTCCAGAACATCCGCAGTCAGCGCTTTTCCGATGGTTCTTGCTATCCAACTCCACGGGTTGACTTTAACCGGCGTGATCTCGATGATAGAAAGGATCACGACTAATGTGAGACCGCCATTTGTAATAATTTCTTGCAAACTCAACGAACTCTACCTCCCTTTCATTGATATAAAAAGAGACCCCATCTGTGGCTTTGTATTTGCCTTATTTAGGGTCTCTTTCTTTTAATGGTAATCTTCTCTGCCTAATCAATTCCAGCTCGAATTTCGGCTGCTGTGTGTAATCTGGCTACCATAGGAAGCATGTCCATTTCCTCTGCTGCCATATACTGACCTAATAACCCGAAGAGATCATTTATCACGCCCGACTGAATGGATATAATTAAGCTTTGTTTCTCTACAATCTCCGTAAGGTTACACTCCATTGTAAGCCTCCCCGGTATTTTCTTCGTATCCTTCCTCAATTACCTTGGTAACCGGGCAGCCATCCCACGGTTCCTCCGGATCGTGATCCTCCGGAATCAGACCGTCCGTGTTTCCCAATAGTGCGCACCCGATTCGCCCAAAATCATCGCCATTCGATACATGATACTCATACGGACAGTTCAAGCACACACCCGCAGATTCTTCTTTAGTACGGAATGTAACCAAATAACTCATGCATAAACCTCCCCGGTAATCTCCTTGTATTCTTCTGGGGTGATTCCAGCACCGGATTTCTTGTCGTTGATCTGCACCCACTTTTTCAGGGTCGTCTTAGTAACATAATTTTTCTGATACCTTTCCAGTAATTCCTCGAATTTTGCGGAATGTTCCGTTGTTGTAGTGTTTGCCATAATATCCTCCTATTCTGCCGCCATCATGGCGATATCTGCCTGCAGGTCGCTGATTGCCTGCATGACTGTTTCCGTGTTGCTGTCCTCGGCAATCGCCCGGAGTTCCCGGTCTGCCTCTGCATCTGAAAGAGCCTGCATAATTGCTTCGCTCCGTTCTTCTGCCGCCGCTCTCACCTGCTGGTACTGTGCGTACTGGTCCTTTGTAAGCTGCGCCTCGTCCATCCTCCAATGTGTGCCGTCTGAATCGACGTTTGGAACCGCTTCAATGTTTTTCCTGAGGTAGACCACGGATCTGCTTGATGTTGCATCAACTTCAAGCGGTTTCTCCGCCGAAAAACTCTCCACTTTTCTGTAATTCATTTCTTCTCCTTTCCGCGTTTTTACGCTTCGCTGCTTTACTGATAAGTTTCCTCATTCTCCGCTTGGAGACCTTTGGCTTTACATACTTCAGATACATACCATAAGTATCGCTGTGCTTTAGCCATCCCATCTGTGAAATCATCTGTTCCGCGTCATAGTACGTTGGCTTCTCCTTCTTTTCAATCCGATTCGCCTTTCGCGTAATGCCAAGCATCCGGGATTCTCTTAAAACTGTACGATCACGGTAAAACAGGTATCCGCAAACATCCAGCGGCTTTCCATGTTTCTTTCCGTGCTTATCTGTCCATTCAATCGGGAATACCTGATGATTGTTATTCATCTCCATCCCATACTCTCTTTTCATGTACTCGATGCAACCCTTTTCTACTTTGTGCAGTTTCCTTTTATTGGGACCAAATACGACAACATCATCCATATGCCGTATGTTATGAGCCACGCCGTCTTGCTCTGACAACCAGTGATCGAACGGCGTGAACAGAAAATGTTCGTGCCATACGCTTGTCGGCGCTCCGAGCGCAAGCCCTTTTGGACTTGACCGGATGATCTTATCGTTTTCAATATTGAAGTCCTCGTCTTTGATAATCCGGTGATATCTTTCGATCAGGATTTCCTGATCGACCGACGGGTAACAATGGTGGACATCCATCTGCAGACAATATCTGGTTCCCTTCGGATCATTCCTGATCCATTTACTGATAGCTTTAGCCGACTGCAATGTTCCTCGGTTTTTCAGAGATCCGTGTGCGTATGGGTGCAGGCTCTTCATAATAATCGGCTCCAGCTGCGTAATTAAAACATGCTGTATAATTTGGTCGTATTTGAAATGCGGCTTTTCGATCTCCCTTTCCTTATGTTTCGACCCCTCCCTTATTGTGTGAAGTTCATACGTTGGCGGAACATAAGAATGGTCTCTGAGCATCTGCTGAACAATCTCTGCATAATGGTCCTTATTCGACAAAACCTCCTGCACATCACGCCTTTTGCGCTTGTTTTCAGAGGCCTTGTCGATTGCACCCTTAATAAGATTGATGTCCAGCATATTCTCATAAAGGTTTTTATATGTTTTCACAGCTTCGCTGTGCCATTTACTGCTTATTACCTAAAGAACTTTCGCTTGCGCTACTAACCCCTTCCCTTGACACCGTGACTTTACAGACACAGCCGGCATAATTTCCCCTAGTTCCGTTTCCGGTAGGCGTGTTTCAACGCCCTGCGGGGTAGGACAATCAAAAGCATTTGGTTAATGCCCCATGTTAATGATAAGCTGGCGACGGGCCGATGTTCCAATTCGAGTTCGAGAACGGATTGTTCACGTTGAAAGCAGCCCCCACATGGAGACCGTTGTTGCAATTGCCGCCCCAGATCAGGAAGGCCCGGATTCGCTTTTGAAAGCCCCTATCAGTAGAAAGACACATTTCCTTTCCAAAATCTAATTTATTGTTACATGTAAATTAACTGGGGGCGATCCCCCAGTCCCCCCAGCGGCTACGCCGCCTTAGGGCATTTATAAGCAGGCGACGGGCCGAGGTACCAAGGCGAGTACGAGAACGGAGTGTCCACGTCGAAAGCAGCCCCCACATGGAGACCGTCGTAGCAAGAGCCGCCCCAGCGCAGGAACATTGTTCCGCTTGCAAACCAGCATCCATCCGGCCAGTATGTTGTCTCTGAACCGCTGGCGGTCTTGGGCACCATTCCGTTTTCATCATAGGTCGCATCGGATATATATCCTCCTGATGTGCCGCCGATTCCCCTTCCAAGATTCTTGTAATTCGTAACATCCCCGTCCGTCGTGTACGGAGGAAACATTTTAATGTAAAGCACGCTGTTGATGTACCAAACACCAAAACTTCTTGTCCACCGATCACCGAAGTAATTCTCCAGCCACATGAATTTCATGTATGAGTTGCCGGTACCGCCGTAGAATGCGCCCTTGTCCTTTAAGCCGCCGGTTGCAAGCAGGTTGCTTGCTGATGATCCGCCGGAGTAATGACCGTTGCCCCAGTGCGTCTGCACGTTCGTGGACTTGCCCATCATAAACATATAGTCGGTAATCATTACCTCGTCCGCCCAGTCGTCGAAGATCCATCCTTCGCCGAGTGCCTGAATCTGCGTCCACTCGGTAGCTCCCGTCTGCGTATTCATCGGTGTCTGTCCGGCGATGCTGCGGACCTTGGATGATACAGACGAACCCTCGAACATCGGAAGGTAAATGAAGTCATTCTCAAACGCCGATTCCTCCGTGTCTCCGTACAACCAGTTGAAGCACTTGTAATTATCCTCCAGCTTCATCTGTGATGCCCGGAACTGGAACTTTCCCTCTGAATCCGTGTACCGCTTAAAGTACCGCTTCGGAAACTCGACCATAGCGTTCATTGTCTTTGCCGTGTTTGAAACATCGGATGTGGTTCCGTCGATATTTTTCGTCTGATCGTCATGGTTCAGCTCTGCTGCAACCGTGCCGTCAAAATTCAGCATGACCGGTCTCGCCTTTACGAAGTTGTCAAAGAAATCCTTCCAGTCGCCGAGGGAAATTGCCGCATCTGCTCCGCATACGGGAACGCCCGAAAATCCGTCGTTCGTTACCCCTTCCGGGTAATCAATCGCGCTCTCTGGATCAGATTCGCCGATATCCCATGTGTACCCGTAAATGTCCTCGGTGATTGCGATTTCTTCTCCCATATCCTCTACCTGAACTTTTACGCCTCCAACCTTCCATGTGCCGACCGAAGTCAGCTCGATGGTCGCTTTCTGATCTTCTCCTACCTTTTCAGAGATTGCTGTCGCCCCGCGCTTTGCTGTGATCGTACATCCGACGGCTTCCTTTGCCGTAAAAGTGACGGTAACCTTTGCATACGTCGACGGCTTTGCTTTTTTTCTGGTCGTATCAGACAAATTATATACGCCATGGTCAGAATAGGAAAATGCTGCATAGTAGTAGGTCGTGTCATTCACAAGCCCGCTGTCGATGTAGGCGCTGACGGAGTATCTATCCATTTCATCCCGCGTAAGGTTAAGTACAAGATCACCCTCGTCTGGTGACGTTGGGTATGTATCTGTACTCCGCCGGATCATGACACCGCCTACCCGGCACAGTTCCTGATCGTCAATCACGGTGTCATCCGGCGGTGTCATATAAATTTTTACCGATCCGTTTGATGGATAAACCCGAAGTTTTCCGGCTACCGGTGGGATTCCGCCTATCTTTGCCCTTTCAATAACCTCCTTGATCTCCTGCGTATCCTGATGTACCACATCCAGAGTTTCTTTGTCTGCGATATACATTTTACTTCCCATTATTTTTTTCCTCCTAATTTTTTCCTAATCGGTATCATTTCCAATTTTCTCAACATAGAGCAGACCATTATCAACTCCAAGCTTATACCTTTCATTCGTAGTGTCATCGCGGATGATATTTGCATCCTCGGCGAGGAGTGCTGCTCCTGCGGTTTTGATCGTGATTTCGGATGAATTATTTACAGTCGCATAATATTCCTGCGTGATCTGCGCCGGACTGGAACCGTTGTATGCTGGCATGAAGTCTCCGTGATCTCCGGAAGTTACAGCAATACTGTAAAGAACCTCCTCGGAATCATCCCCGTCTTTTGGTTTTGCGAAAAGACCGATTTCATTGATGTAATAGCCATCGGTAATAAGCGTCTCTCCGGTCACGGGATCCTGATTGGAAATAAGGGCGCTGATCTTCACGCTGTACTTCGTATTGATTTCTGCGGAAGAGATCGGATAGGCGTTGCGCTGATCTTTAAGCCCGGTTCTTTCCTGCAGCGCTTCAACCGTGCGTTCATCCTCTGAATAGGTCCCGCTGCCGGTAGCCACGCGCGTGAACTCGATAAAGGCTTTTCCTAACTGCGCTTTGTTCAGAAGGCTTGCACCTTCATTTGTCATGACCGCATTATCAAATGGTTGTGGCATTTGTGTTACCTCCTTTATGTTATTTTGTATATACTAACTTTCCTTGATGGCAGGAGGCTTATACTGCGATATGCATGATACGCAAGCATGAACATCCTGATGTAAATCTCTGCATACTTCGATTGCGTCAATACGACTACGCGCATTTTTGACATACTGGATCATGTCAGAAAATTGTGTAATCATATCCTCTGTAAGCAGCGCATTTGTATTGATTTTGAAATAATATGGATTGCCGCCATAATGAAACCATTCCTCGACTTCTCCCTCGCCGAATACGGTACTCACAAGTTCCTCTACTGCTGCCGGAGTTCCGGACTTTGAATACCATATCAGCGTGTTTGCCACAAGCTTGCGCTTCGTCTCGATGTCCAGAGTGTCATCGTAATATTGTGTATTAAGTTCGACCGCGAGCATATCAAGGACATCATCCGGAGCGCTGCTAATGGTTGCATATACGCTGATATTCTGACAATATTCAATCAGCTTGCGCACGCCCTGCTGTATGGCATAGCCAACCGCGATCACATTCGGATCCGAGGCAAGGGCTTCCGGGAGAATGTCGGTAATGTTACTGTCGTACAGTTTAATCATCCTCAACACCTCCGTATGTTACACTTACCGTTCCGGTCCTTGCCACGGTAAAGTTATCCATAACAGTAAAAGAAGGACTGGTAACCTCGACGCGCTTTGCCCCCGCTTCCATAACCTTCTGAATCAGGTAGGATGGATTGATGTCTCTTCCGATCTTTTCTGTCTGCCACGTGTTGTAGATAGACACAGCCGTATCCACGTCTGACTGGATCACAGACACAGCGGACTTCATGCTCGATGGAATATAATAGGTTATGTCGATGTCGTAGGTCGCTGTTTCCGGAGTCTTGACAAGCACATGATCGGTAAGCGGACGGACATCGCGGTCATTCAGGTAGTCGCTGACTTTCTGAATCAGAGTGTCACTCGGAAGTTCTCCATTGTCGCAGATAAAATAAATATTTACGGTTCCCGGTTGGTCATCCGGTGCATCGACAACCACGTTGCTGATCGTCGGGTCTGCATTCAAAACAAAGTATTCATACGCGCCCTTCGGACCTGCGGTGGAATATGCATCCTGCGCGCTGAAAATACGGTTCTTAAGGGAATCGTCGTCCTCCCGGTCTGCGCCCCCGGATGTCGTTTCCGTGTTGGTAACTGAAACGACATAAGGGAGTGTATTTACTACGACATTGAACTCTCCTGCTGCAAAATCATTTCCGTAGCTTCCTTCATCGGTACATGTGGCGGACACAGATACCGTTGTCTCTCCTGCAGGAATCTCTGCATATTTATCTGTTGCAAAATAAACGCCGTTCCCATTTGTCGCTCTGCATCCTGCCGGGATGGATACCGCTGACGCGATTGCCGCATCAAGGGAAAATTGCAAAACCGTAGTGGCAGCAGTAGCTTCCGTGCGCTTCACGCCCCGAAGTGCTGCGAGATTGTCCAGGTAATCCCCGTTGGCGTATTTAAGAAAACTCATCTTCCCTGCGTAATCCGCATACTGCATTGCCTGATAAATTTGAACGGTGCAGGCATACATAATGAGCCGGTACGGGTTCGCCTTTGCAAGCGACGCTTCCTTTCCGGTAAGTTCCTTGTATTTCGTCTGATAATCGTTAATCATTTGGGTAAGAACATCATCAACGGTACAATCGTCAATGAAACTGATGTCCGGAAAACTTTCTGTTATATTTTCCATGCGCTACACCTCCGCCTTAATAAAGTAAATATGTGGTATGATCTGCCCGTCCGTATTGGATTCAAAATCTACGGATGAAACCTCGACCCTCGGTTCATAGATGCCTACTTTTTCGATGATCTCCAAAGCAAGCATATTCTGTGCGACGTTGATCGGGTAACCCGCTACATCGTCAAGATTGATTCCAAAATTTCTGTCCAGAGGTTGCGTTCCTTCCTGCACAGACAAAAGTGTTTCGAGACACAGCTTTATGTCTGCAAATTCTTCCGGCGTAAAGCCGTCACTTTCGATGTCGATATAGGGATCCATGTTTTGCCACCTCCTATACATATTCGGAAAGTGTAAGGGTAAGATTTGCAGATACAAGCTTTCCGTCTTTGATAATATCTCCCCAGCTTTCACTTATGCTGCTGATAACCCACTGGTTATCCCCTACTTTTTTCCCGCCGACAACAAAAGAGAACGGTGTCCCGTTCTCTGCCGCCTGCTCCATCTTTTCAATTGTGCTTCTCGGCTTTACGCCGTGCATCACGGAAAGAAAGATAGGAAGACTGATACTCCGCTGACCGGGTCCTAAATATTCTGATTCCGGCTTTCCTCCGATAACCGAGTGTTGTGTCCAACGACCGCTGACGGTCTGCGTCATGTCGTGAAAGGTCAGAACCTTATCGCTGCTGACCTCAAATACGATCAGCTTCCCAAGATTTCCAATTTGTGCCATGTTCTACCCTCCTATATCGTGTGCGGTAATCCGAGCTGATCCTCGATGCGTTCCAGCCGTTTCATGATTTCTTCGACGGTAATCTCCCCGTAAGAGCATTTCAGGGTAAGGCTGTTCGCCTCGATAGACACACTTGAAGCGGCTTTTAATTCTGCCTCGTCCGCCGTGATCTTCAGATAAACATCTGGTTCTATTTCTTCATCTTCATTTTCCGACGTCGCCGCGCTGCCGATGGTAACCTCTGCTCCTACAAGGCTTGCGTTGGCACCGAGAGAAAAAGAACCGCCTTTTCCTGATATGTTGACCGTACTTGCTTTAAGCTTATAGGAACCACCTCGCGCCGTCACATATGCGCCGCTAGTGAAATCTTTCCGATATCCGGAGTTCGCTTTCGGCTGCGTGCCTCCGCCGTAGTAGGTTCCAAGTACGAACCCTTTACTGCTGCCGTTCTCCATGTGGCATGTAACTACTCTGTCGCCGACGGACGGCATGGAATACTCGCTGTTCATGGTCAGCATGGATAACGGCAAGGACGCATTGTTTTCATCTTCATACGCAATGGAAACCTTCCCGGATCCGGTATGAACTTTTGTAACTTTTCCAACTCTTAAATTCATTTTTAACCCTCCGGTATCGTAAATGTTTCACCGGGCCATATCCAATGTCCGTTATCAGAACTTGATTTCCCATGTGATTTCGCCGTTGATTCAATCAGGCTGGAGTTTGCATCATAGATCAAGGTATATTTTGTTCCGGCACCGTAGAACTTCTTTGCAATGCCCCACAATGTATCTCCGGAGACCACAGTATAGGTGCTTCCTCCGCTCGAAGCGGACGCAGCCGGTGTCGTAACCTTAATCGGTGTCTGTACCTTGTGAAGGGTAAGCTGCATCGTGTAACCGCTGCTGCCTGCGCTATGCTTTACCTTATCGACGTAATACTTTCCGTCAATGCTCCCAAGATCGCTGATCGTGATACATTGGCTTGCTACGATGCTTGTATTTGCCCTTATCGTAACATCCATAGTTTCAATGGACCGGTTTGCATCGTTGACTTTTGCTGCTGCCTGCAGTTCTGCATCGTATCGGCTGGATGCCTGTGAATTGATCGAATACATCCGTCCGCTTTCGCCCATGGTCACATTGATCGTTTCATCGGAATCCGGATCCGTGTAATTAAGGCTGACTCCGGTGTATGTTCCCTCGACCGTCGTATTGTAAGACCACGAAAGCATTTGATTTTCATATATGGTCAGTACCGATTTTTTTTCCTCATACTTGATGATATCGAAAATTACAATCTTCTGATTGTAGACTTTCATGGCAAGCCCGTAGGTTTCACAAAGGGAATACAGAAACGCGCTGTCTGTCTGCCGGTTCTGTTCAATCTCTGAAATCGTAATATCGTCTGCATCATAATATAGGGACACACCTGCGCTGGATGCGATCTGCGATGCAATTTCTTTGATCGTGGTATTCTCGAATGTATTTGACTTCGGAAGCGATTTGAAATCATCCATTGCAGGCACACTTACGCCGCCCAAGACACAGCTTAGCGGTCTGCCGGAAAAGCCGATATCATCAAGGACAAATGTCCCGCAGTCAAACGTACTGCTCTGATTTTCCCCATTCCAATTCGTAAGGTTAAGTTTTGCTCCAAGGATCGATCCGCGCTTTGGTTTCAAAGGTCCCATCCACTCTTTTCCAATGTCCTTCATCGTAATGGATACGCTGTCGGATTGACCACTTGCTACATCTGTATAGGAAAAGGATTTTGTTGCCTTGGAAATCTTGCTTCCGAGTGCCGGGTTGGAAGTGCCGGAAGTTTTGACGCTCGTGGTTGTGGTTGTCGATGTGGTTCCCGGAATCGTAAAAACTTCTCCCGGATAAATCCAATGTCCATTACTGGAACTGGACTTGCCGTGCGCCTTTGCCGTGGATTCGATCACGTCTGCATTTGCGTTGTAAATGGTCGTGTACTGTGTCCCGCTTCCGAGGTACTTTTTTGCAATCGCCCACAAGGTATCTCCGGAGACCACGGTATAGGTAGTTGCACTCGCGCTGCTTGCCGAGGTCTCGGTAACGGTTTCCTGAACTGTCCCGTCATATGTAATTGAAAGTCCGACTTGTCGTGGTAAAGCCATGTTACGACCTCCAATCCGGGAGGATGCTTGCTTCCTGCGGCTTATCCTCAATGGTCAGACCGATGCCTTCCGGAAACACAAAATAGGAAAGATATTTCTGATTGTTTGCCATAAGGAAAGAGGTGTAGGATTCGCTCCCGTACACCTCTTTTGCAATACTGTCCCATACGTCGCCGGACTTAGTTTTATATACTGTCGCCATAAGCACACTCCCTATGCAAAAGACACACGCCCGTGCGTCTTTAAGTATTTTTCCATAAGGCTCTCGAACTCGTCCTGAGATATCTTAAGAGCCTCGGTCAGATCTTCTTTCGATGGAGCGTCTCCGTAAAACTGCAGCGTCGGCTTGTACTCAACCGAAGTAGAACTGCTGCCTCCGTCAAGTTCCAGAGAATCCAGTTTGCTGTCCATGCCAAGCAGCCGCCCGGTCTGCTCCCAGAGCGAGATCGCGTTACTGCTGCCATCAATCGGAATTGCCATCTCCGGACCGTTCTCTGCGAACCAGGTAAGCTCCGGGGAGGTTGCAAGCCCTCCGTCTGCTCTCTGGTTTGGAATAAGCAGACTGGATGAACCATACTGTGAAAAGCTGGATAAGCCATTTAGTGAAGGGTTCAGCGTAATATCGACATCCGCGCTCGTGGAAAATCCCTGCGAAAAATATTCGTCGATGGTTTCCTGACTCCATGTGTACATTCCTTCAATGACCGGTCTGATAGTCTCGTCGTAGGAATCGTCCATTCCTTCTGCAATGGAATCCGGGACATATCTTCCAGCATCTATTAACTCGTTAATTGTGTCCTCGTATTCCGTTCCTGAAAGCTGCTGTCCAATCAATTCAAATATTGCATCCTGATCCCCGTTTGCAATGCCGCTTAAGAAATCCGCTTGTTCCAGTCCATTTGCGATAGATTCCGGAACATCCATTCCGAGTTGCTCATACTGCTCTTTAATGTTTTCCATCTGCTCGATAGTAGGTTCCATCGCTTCCAAGAGTTGTTCAATTGCTTTCCGCGTAATTTCAAATTCATCATCGTTTACGGTATTCTGCCACAAATCGTTCCAATATGTTTCAAGCGGATCGTAATCCATCATATCAAGCTGTTCTTGAGTGTATTCGGTCTGATCTTTAAACCAACTCAAATCTCCGTCAAACAACCCGGACGCGAAAGAATTTATATCGGACGAGTATTGTTCCATGATCGTATTAAGCTGAAACTCCGATGCTGCCGCTGTTGCGCTGCTGACCTTATCGAGATAATCGGATTGCAATTCCTCTAATGCCTTATTGTATTCGCTCTCTGTAAGACTTCCTCCATTGTACGCAGACCAAGCGGAAGATGCGTTCTTAATATAAGAATCGTCGTAAGCCTCAACTATCGTATCGAGCTGTGCATTAAGTTCTTCCTGCAGATTCTGAAATGAATCCGATGTAAGCTCGCTTCCGGAGTACTTCATTCCGATAAGTGATAATTGTGCTTCAAATTCGCTTTCTGCAAGCCCTTCCTGCAACTCTGCCATTTTTGCCTGAATCTCTGAAATCGAAGCAACCTCGTCCGGATCCAGTATTTTATCACTGAATGCCTCATTTACTGCATCTGCTAATTCTTCTCCGAGCGACGACATTTCATCATAAGAATCTGTATAGAACTGATTTATTTTATCAGAAATATCGCTGTCAAGTCCGGATACTGTAGAAAGATTCAACGATACGGCATACTGATTTTGAAGCACATAATCCTGCGCGGATGAGATATAATCATCAATCGCTGTTATGTAGGATTCCTGCTCATCCTCGGTAAGTTCCATGCCGATAGAAACTTTCCAATCCATTTTGTTTATTTCCGAAATAGCTTCAGTCATTTCAGACGAAAATTCATCTAAGGCATCAAAGGCATTAAGCGCATCATTAACCCCACTTAAGCTGTCAGAATCAAGAATGTACTGCGCAATATCCTGAATTTCCTGCATGGAAAGCGCAATGTTCCCGAAGTGATCTGCGAGATTGTCATCAACAAGATTTTGCATGTGCTGTTCGTAAGCTGCAATTGCGGTTGTAATCAATCCGATCGCAGCAACAACGCCTACAATCACTTGCGTACTCATACCCATATTCAAGAAGTCTGTAATCGCTTTTGTAATATGAACAATGCTGGATGCAATCTTGTATGTCGTAAGTGCGGTTCCGATACCGGCAATTGCGGAAACAATAACCTGCGGATGTTTAAGGAACCACTTTCCAACAGAAAGCAACCCATTGAAGAACGGGCTGACATCCTTCCATGCACTTTTTACTTTGCGCGACATGGTCGGAATTGCTGTACTAAGATTCTGGATCCACTTGCTCACGCCGTTGGAACTTCCGAGGTAATCATTTAGGTTTAGAACGCTTTCATTGATGTCGGAAACGGTATTAAGGAACGGCTCCCGGAGGTCATCGTAAGCGGTAATACCAAGCTGTTCGATGTTGTTACGAAGAATCTCCAACTGACTTTCCGTCGTCTCATATCGTTTTCCTGCTTCTATTGCAAGGGCGGTATTTTCTTCCCACGCCTCGCTCGCGACATTAAGCGCATCACTAAGAAGCGAGGAGGAGTAAACCGTATCCAGAGTGGTATCCTCAAACACATCTTCTGCAATGGCAGCGTCGATCTGCTCCTGCGTCAATTCTCCCTGCGCATTGGCAAGTCGCAGGATAACATCCGATAATCGGACTTCACTAAGCCCCATATCGTTTAATACGGCGATGGCTGATTTCCCGTTACGCTCCGTATCGTTTAAGCCCTCGATAAAGGCAGCAGTCGCGCTCATAGCATCGTTCTGGAATAAATCGGAAAACTCGGTAATACTCATATCCGCCACACTTGCATAGTCGGAAAGAGAATCCGAGCCGGTCTCGACGGCAAGCTGTATCTTTTTCAAGAGCTTGCTCATTGCCGTACCGCCTTTTTCCGCCTTGATGCCTACTGCACTCATCGCTGTGGACAAGCCCATGATCTGCGCCTGCGACAATCCGACCATGTCGCCGGTAGCCGCGAGGTTTGTTGCCATATTTACGATTTCTTCCTCGGTCGTTGCAAAATTATTACCAAGGTCAACGATGGTGGAACCAAGTCTTTCATAATTGCTGATTCCATCTTCCCCGTAATTGGTCATATTGGTTACATTTGCAAATCGCGCCAAGGCGGTAGCCGCATCCTCTGCAGCAAGGTTTGTAGACACACCCATGTTAATCATGGTCTCGGTAAAATCCGTTAAGCTGTCCGTTGCGATACCGAGCTGTCCGGCGATCTCCATTACGCCCGCAATCTCGGTTGCGCTGGACGGGATCACTTCCGACATGTCCAGAATGTCCTGCCGAAGCTTTGCGTACTCCTCGTCGGTGGCATCTACCGTTTTCTTTACGCCTGCAAAGGCGGATTCAAAATCCGACCCGACCGCTATGGATGCCGCAGTAGCTGCGCCGATTGCAACGGTAGCAACACCGGCTGCGGTAGCAAGCGCGGAAAAACACTTTTGCCCTGCGCTTAAAATAGAATCGAAACCTTTATCAAGCTTTGTAAAATCCTTATCCAAGGCGGTTATTGCAGAATTAAAAGTCTTTAATTCTGTTGTCGTTCCAACGAGCGCTGTATTAAAGCTTTTATCCACGATACCGCTGATTCTGATGGCGAGTTCGTATTCTTTTCCTGTCGCTGACAACTTCTGCCACCTCCTCCATGGTTTCTAATAAATCTAAAACAGACAGGGACGATAGATAATCAATCCCTGTCTGTAATGTCATTGATAACTGAATGATACATTTCCGAAGTTTCGGAATATCGGACGGTTTTAATCCGATCCGAATAAAAAACCCATGACGCGATTCTTTACTTTCATAGCCTCTTTCGGAGGTAAAGAGGTAAAGAACTCGACCGGTAACTGTGTCGCCTTGCTTGCAAATACACAAGCGTACTCAATGGATACCTCCGGCATAACATTAACGGCGGTAGCAGCAGTTCGCTTCATGTAGTTATCTACGGCGATCATGTCGGATGCGCTCAGATTATCAAGCCCGGATAAGTCAAGCTCCGTGTATTCCTTTCCCTCGAATTTATACGGTTTCTTAAACTTGATGAGAAGGCTGTTGTCCTCATCCTCGGAAG